TATCTCGAACCCATTGCTGGTGACGCCGCCCCTTAGCCTTTGCAGACTGAGGTTTTATCGCCATGCTTAATCCTCAACGAACCAGTACATCGGCGGCTCTTTGGCCTTCGACATGGGGTGGGGTTTGAACTTTGCCTTCGGATAGCAAGCTTGAGTGAAGTCACAGAAATTGCAGGACATAGGCAATCGCTTTAGGCCTGTAGGCTTACGATTGAACTTATCAGGCACTGGATCAAACTGCCGGTCCAGAGGCGCTCCGCTAGTGACCTTGTCCACTGTGCTTTTCATCTTGAACAGATTGAATGATTTCTCCGCTGGAGACACATCCGCTTCTACTGCAAGCATTGCACCGGTAGACTTGTTCACAACAATCCAGCCACCCAGATCTTTGTCTTGGGCTTGGGCATAACCGGTAAGCTGACCGATATAACCGAATGGATCGTCTTCTTTTAGAGCCTCATAGCCGTGTGACCATTTCTTGTCGAAAGCGAAGGGGCTGCAGGACTTAACGTCATAGATTTTATGATCAATTTCTATGTCATCTTCACCTTTGATGGTGACTGAGCCAAACTCCATTTCAACAAGGTTTTTACCGCCGGTAATGTTAACCTCTGCGACCTTTAAGATCAGATTAGTGATGCACTCTACAGCGTCACCGATCATCATCTGAACCTTGAAGTTCTTGGACTTGCGTTTCTGTTCAGAACCCATTGCGCCATGTTGTAGCTGGCATAAAGGCTTCCCGATGTTTGACATCCGCAGACGAAAATCTCTGTCTTGCGGAGTAAGCTGCTTGCGAAGAGCCGCCTTAAACTCTTCGCCTGCCTCTTCTATCCAACTGTCCTCAATGGTCAGGCCATCAAATTCATCGTTGGATAGTTTGTCGTTTGTTGCATCCAGCTTGGACTGGATCATCAGGCTACATCTACGAAGTCATTGTCGAGACTGTCTTCGATGTTCAGTGCATTCATTGCCTTGCTATCAAGCGAACCTTCTTTGATTGCCGTGAAGTATTTGGCATCAATTTCTTGATTCTCTTTTTTGATGGCTTGGGCAAAGACAGACATCGTGTCGAATACCTGTTGGGTCATATCCAGCTTCTTGGACAGATCAACCTTGTAGGTAGGTGTGTACCAAACCACGGAGCCGTTTTCATTGTAGTCGGCACCCATTTCAGTTTCATACTCATAGATGTTAGAACCCTTGGGCAGGTTCTTCATATAGCCGTTCCAGAAGCCGCCAAACGTGCTGTTCTTGTGGAACATGATGCAAGGCTGATTCTCAATGGAAACCTTCTCACCATCAGCGGTCACACCATCGTAGCTTACCAGCCCACGGGTGACACGATGCTTCATGGACTTGTAGACCTTCGCATCAGCATAATCCATTTCCTGTAAGGTATCCCACGAAGGGTAGCCGCAGGCGATACCGCCTTTAATGTCACGGGCTTCATCACGGGGACTTGGGATGGCGATAGACTTGTTCACCAGTGTGCGCTTTCCGTCAATTTCATCCCAATGGAAGTATTGAAGGTGTGTAGCTAATGGGCGAAACGTAACGGTCTCGCCATACACCTTCTGATCCATGTTGGTCAGGAAGTACGAGCCTTCTGGGATAGCTTTCTTAGTATCCTTGTCTCGTGAGCGTGAGTTTATTTTAAGCTCTGGAACACGAACAATCGCTCCACCAGTGCCGCCTGTTACTTGAGTGCCTAACAGTTCGTTCATAGCCTGTAGGTCTTGCTGATTTACATTTGTAAGATCATTCATCTCGATTCGATCCTCTATTGATTGGAACTACAGTATGGCATTACTAAGTGGCAGTAGTCAATCATATTCGACTTGATCCAGCCAATTTTTGCCACGGGATGTTTCAATCTTTAAAGGCAGAATAAAGTCATAATCCCAAAGCTCTTTTGCCTCTTCCGTGACCTTCTCCATAGCCCACTGCAGCACCTCTTTGACCTGTTCTTCTTCATCGGGGTGGGTATCCACAACAATGGAATCATGTACCGTCAGAACAAGCTTAGAGCGCAGGTTAAGTTCCTTGAACTTGCGGAAGGCTCTGATGCAACTAAGTGGCACAATATCAGCGGTAGCTGCGGACTGAACAGGGTAGTTCACCTGTTGGGTGTAGTGCTTTGTGCGACCATTCTTGCGGCGTTCTTCATTAGGCCAGAAGAACTGCCGCCCTGAGAAGATCTGGATGTGGCCGGTCTTGAGTACACCATCTGTGAGCTTCTTGTGGTAAGCCCCAAGTCCCTTATAAATCTCAAAGAAACGGGTATAGTAATTCTTGATATGGCCTTCATATTGACTGCCCGTTGCCCCATAGATGGGAGCGAACGAATGGGCCTTTGCGTTCTGTCTGTCATCTTTGCCCACTTCATCCATCTTGCATTGGTTGATGATGGACGCAGTCTGCTTGTGTAAGTCTTTGCCTTCCAGAACATCCTTAATAATTTGAGGGTCACGGGATAGCTCCCCAGCCATAACAAATTCTAAGCCACTGAAATCGCTCTCAATTATCAGACCGCCGGGGAACCGGCTCACCATAGCCTCACGCACAGGGAAGCCTCTTTTGGGCATGTTCTGCAGGTTAGGTGCGGTAGAAGACAATCTACCTGTGGCAGTGATGCATTGGTTAAACTGTGCATGCAGAATACCGTCTGGGCGGGTCCATGTTTCGATGCCTGCAATGAAACTATCTAGGTAGGTACTAACCGCACTCGCCTCTGACATCAGTTCCAGAAACTCTACTGCAAGGTCATTGCGCTTTCTCCGGGCCTGTTCGATCAGAAGCTTGATCGTGTGCTTATCTGTTTTAAAGCCATTAAAGGATGCGTCACTGGGGCCAGTAGGGTTGAGCTTGAGTCCAGCAACCTTACCGTTGGGTACATAGAAAGCGCCTACGCCTTTGCACTCAGGACACTTGGACAGGTTCTTGTACGGTTCACCCTGCACCTTGTATTTCTTGCCCAACTTCTGCCGGGTCACAGACTTGTACTTCTGGATCAGGCCTCTTCCATCACAGGGGTCACAGCATACTACATCAGTTTTGTGCAGCACCTTAGTGTTTGACCGATACGCATCGTTAAACTCTTTGCGGTTCATGCGAGGCGGGTACAGAGGTTTACCGGCAGCATTAGTGCCGATGTTGAACATCTTAATGTGGAGATCTTTGTTGATTAGACCCCGTGAGTAAATTATCTCAGATCGATCTGTACCGCTTGCAAGATTGTAGGGCTTATCGCCCATGACCTCTTCTGTGATTTCATCCAGCCTGTTGTTACAATAGTTATAACGCTCCCTGAAGTGTGCCTCGATTTTGTTAAGCGCAGCCTTATCAATCTTCACACCGTTGCGCTCAATCTCAACCAAGAACAGAAGCATCTGGTTCATCATAGTAACCACACTCTGCATGCTTTGATTCTCAGGCTTTGCGTAGTCCTCTTGCTGTGATTCGTATATTTCACCGCAGGCAACAACATCAGCTTCTGCATACTCAATCACTGTGTCGAGCGGCATAGCCTCAAATCCCGTACCGCCCTTAAACAGTTCGTCTACAAGATCAGATTTCTTGCGTGTTACATCTCTGCGCTCGGCTGTAGCTTTGAGCGACAATTGCTCACGCTGTCCTTTAGCCAAGACGTAATCAGCTATCATGGTGCAGTATACACGATCTGGTATACTGAAGCCCATTTCCATCAACCACATCACATCAAATTTGGCGTTGTGCGCTACAAGCATATCAGCCTGCTTGAGAGCTTCACGCAGAGGCGCTGGGCTGTCAGGGGTAGGCTCATCATTGTGATGGAATACCAGCGTTTGGACAGGCTCACCCAGCCAGCAATAGTGTGCAGAAACACATCTGTTGTCTGGGTTGAAGGGTGCGTTGTCTATTTTACCATCAAGTCTTTGTACCGTTGTTTCTAGGTCTAAAACCAATATCTTCTTCATTTCATCCGCCCATAGAATTTTGTTGTTATTGTTGGGTCATGTCGGTCAAACAGATGCCAGCTACAGTTGTCCTTGCCTGTGGTGTTATCGAACCACTTGACCCGCCCCACGCTTACGATCCTGCGAAGCCGGGGTAGGAACTGCATTGCCTGTTTTGTGTGGACCCAATCGCTATCAAACAGGAGCCATGTAGGCCGCAGGTTTGAGAAGGTTTCGATCATCGGATGCAGGATCTTACGGTCCCAAGGTGGGTTTGTAATTATAACATCCGTGCGACCTAGGTGTGGCTCACTTAGATCCAAAGCATCCAGACACTCTATCTCAATACTCATTGGATATATGTCGTAGGCTGCAGAGCATGTTAGACCTGCATCGATCAGTGTTTTGATTAAAGCACCATCACCTGCACAAGGCTCACAGAAAGATTGAACTTCCTGCAGGTGTGGTACTAGCGGTTTTACTGCCGCCGCCGGGGTCTTGTAGAAGTCCCGTGGCAGTCTCTGAAAATCAGATCGCTTCCCCATTACAGCTTCCAGAGCTTGTTCTGGTTTAGGATCATTTCCTGCAGTAGATCTATCTGACGATTGATAAGCTTCTGCTTAGTTTCATTGTTAGAATCCCTACGCTTCTGATTGTCTTTCAGTAGCTCTTCGTAAAATTCTCTAAGATCATCCTCACTCAGCATAGCGGCTCACCTCTGGTTCGATTTTGCAGTAAATGGCCCCATGGAAGCCTGAGAGCTTGTTCTTGGATATGTACAAGCAACGCTCAGTGTTCTGTTCATCATCGCCGCCACCTGCGGCCTTACCGATACCGATGATCACATCTGCTTCCGCAGCCTTTCCCGTCTTGGAGCCTTCAAGCATGGAGAAATCGATGCGGGTCTTACCCTCTGCATCGGCTGATGCCTGTGATACAGCAATCACGGCACAGTCATGCCGTTTGGCTACCTCACGAAGGCTGCGATAAAGCTCACGGATACGCTCATGCGAAGAGTTGTAGTTCCCTGCGATGTGGACTTTGTCAGCTTGGTCAATGATCAGGATGGCTGGCTTCACACGCTCACAGTAGGCGTTGATCTTATCCAAATCCCAATCCTGCGTGTCCTTGAAGATCAGCTTATCCCTGATGCTCATGTATACAGAATTTGCTAAGTCAGGCTTCTCTGCGATTTGCTCACGGGTCATGCCAGAACACGCTTGCACCGCACGAAGCTTGGTACGCATGCTCTTTTCTTCATTTCCAAGATACAGAACCTTGGCCCCTTGGCTGCAGAACCCACCGGGTGCAGCGCAGATGCTGACCATGAAGGCTGACTTACCTGTTTCGGGCCGTGCCGCTACAATAGCAAAGTCACCACCACCAAGGCCGTACAGATGACGGGACAGCGTAGAGATGTTGAATGCGAACTTATTATCATCGGATACTTCAGCCAGTAGCTCGTAAATGTCATCGGTGATGTCATCCCCGAAGTCATCTGGCATATAGCTGTCTGAGATGCGCTCTAGGAGCGTCTGTAAGCGCCGTAGGGCAGAGGGATCTCCCTCGGACATGTTGATGCCTAGATTGGCTACCTCACGCCCTATGTCCTTACGCCATAGGTTATTGATTACGTCAGATGCAATGTCAGAGCTTATAGCTTCTGCATGTTTGATCTGGTCCACAACATCACGGACCTCATGGATCTCTGCAGATGTTGCCACAGGGTTTTGTGACAGCCAAAGGCTATACACTTCGTCCGGGCTAATATCGTGTTCGTATTTGCCGTGTGCCTCTTTAACCAAATCATAGATGTCTGCGAAATCTTCGCTGAATAAACTTCGCCGCAAGTTAGCCTGATTCTCTAAGTAAGTGGCGTTATTCAGTAGTGTTTTTATTAGTTGTTGCTCCATAGGTCTGCGTCCTCAATGGTTTTTAATTGTGCCACCTAGAGTAACACCTAGCAGAAATAAAAAAACCCCCAATCTTTCGACTGAGGGTCTTTATTTAAATTGTGGTGTAAGAACAGTTAGTTTTGACGGAACTTCATCTTGCTAATGTCCGGGCTTTGGTCTCCCCGGCGTTCCTTCATATCTACCTGATGGAAGACTACACGTTTGTTACCTTTAACAATCGAAGCTATTGCTTCTTCTAACCGTGCCTGTTCCTCTGCAGCTTCTTTAAATCCGTTCAATTCTGAGTAATCGATAACTACGATTCCACGAGCTTTCATTGTCATATTCCCTAAAGTTTTACGTTGGTTGTTGATTACGCAGTTTTTCCTCTGCGCCGCTATTTTTCATATATGTGTATAAGGCGGTCCACTAGGGCTATTAACGATTTTATTTAATAATGTTAATTCATTTGGTATACCGTCCCAATGGCACAGCATAAAACTTGAAACGCTGTATTTTGTTTCTCCGTCACTGGTTCGACTAAATAAGCAGGGCCATGTGTATAGACTTGTTAGCAAATTACTGCTGTGATTTGGTTTGTTGTCAGCCACTTTAGATCCTCCGTTGTTAATCTGACATTTGTTATTAACGAGTGCTTACTACCAAGGTATACTGCTTTACTACTCGCATCATTGTCAAGAACTAATGTTATTTTTTTGTACTTAGTTAGGTGACATTTTAGTTCTGCAGTTAAATTAGTGCCTAATAAAGCGTATCCTACCAGACCAGACACTCTACTAACGGACGCCGCAGAAGCAACATCTTCGACTAAAACAGCATGTTCACCTGAGCCAACAGCTATTCCTTTAGTAGTGTCGCCATATTTCCACCACTTTGGTAGCCGCCCATCTAAGGCCCGTCCAACAGCACCTGTGCCATCGTTTGTATAAAACAGAACACGGTTTTCTGTAGGTAGGTATCTAACCTTAATCAAGCCTGATTCGTATGCGTCAAGAGAATTTACCTCTGATAAGTATTTAACAGCGGGTTCATGCTTGCGCACAGATACGGTCATAGCCGGTAGCGGGTTAAGCTTCTTAACTGAACGCTGGGTGGGTGTGCCGCTGACGTAGTTCCTAAGTGCGGTAATATCACGCTTACCTCGAAGGCTACCTTTGGCATTGCAAGAGGCTCTGAAACAGTTCCATACCAGCACACCATCGAACCGGTCTAACGTGAACTTGTTCCTGCCCCCACAAAAGGGACAGGTAAGTGTTTTGTGTTCACCTTCAGCCAGCCTGATCTTCTGAACAACGCTGACCTG